CAGTAATCTCTGCATTCATTTCATCCAGCTGTTCCTGGGAGGCAACATCTCCGGAATCACCTTTATCGCCCTTCGGCCCCTGCGGTCCGGTGGCTCCGGTATCGCCTTTCGGCCCCTGCGGACCGGTCAATCCTGTCGGTCCTCTTTCGCCGGTTTCACCCTTTTCGCCCTGAGGTCCCTGCGGCCCTGTCGGACCGGTTGCACCTGTCGCGCCGGTGTCGCCTTTGGCTCCCTGAGGAACGCCGAGAGTAAGCACTCCGTTGGAGTAGGACGCTGTTGCACTAGATCCTGCCGGAAGCGTGTTCACGACTACATCAAAATTCTGAAACTCATTGACCTCATCGGCCAGATCAGCCATCAGCTGAGCAAATTCTTCTTCTGTTCCGGTGTAGCCTTTATCAACTGCGTAAGCATACGCTGTGGCAACACCGATGTCCTCTCTAAATGCCATGTCATCCCTCCACAATCAAATGACCATTCTGTAACGAAAAAGACAGATCTACATTATCCGTCCTTTCATAGATCAGATGTCCACGCTCATCAATGTAAAAGTTTATCCATCCGGAGCTGGCGGCAGACTGCTCGGCAACTTCCGAATAGAATTTAGAATTGTTGTGATATGTCTCATCGCTGACCGCGACATCGACACCGCCGCGCTGACCGACTGCCCAGGCTTCTGCGTCCTCTGACTCTCCATGTGCTTCCAGTGCCTTTTCTGCGGCTGTCCCGGCAAATCCTTCAGCCTCATCGCGGAAGCCTTCTGTGGCCTCCACAGCCGTATTCAGGGCCACAATCGCCTGATCTATGGCGGACTGCTGCGCCGGTGTCGGTTGCTCATTCGACGGCTGAGGCCGAAGCAAAACAGGAATCTTTATCTGGTACTCCGTTTCTCCGTCATCATCTCCGGAATGAAGGAAGATAAATGCATAAATGTCTCCGCCGTTCGTAAGTAGATTGTCCGGGATCTGAACCCCGGAAGCGCTGCCGATCATGGTGATCGTTGTGCCGGATTCACGCTGATTGCTGAAGTGAACCTGATACGCCTCAGGTAAATCAAGCCCAGTGATCTGCAGGATCTGGCCATAATCCCACTGATAAAGCGGCAGAGTTTCTTCATACATGCATCCATCAGAGAACTCTGCTGTAATGATATTCAATTCTGACATATATCCTCCTTTATCCGTTTGCCAATGTTTTCCATGCTCCACGGTTCGCTCCGGATTTTGCTCTCCATTGGATTTGTGTAGCAGCACTGTAGCCTGCTGTATTTGTTCTGAACAAGTTAACCTCTAGCCAGTTTCCACTGGCTTCCGCCATTATTCTTTACCCACAATTCTCCGTTAAAAATTGTAAATTCTACATAACCTGAATCGCTGTACATATCAATGCGCTTGGAGTACATCACGCGGCTGTCGTTCCTTGTATCTGTGACTTTTCCAAGGATGACATATGTGTCAGCAATCTCTTCCACTAATACCCTGTCCCCGACAACAGGCCAATATGATTCCAATATGAGGTATTTTTTTGTTGTCGGTGCGCTCTCTCCGTCTATCGTAAGAGACACACCGGAACCTGATGTATATGCACTGATTGTTCCCAAGATCATATAAACCGTCTCCTCTCCGCAGTGTGCCTCATCCGTGCGCTACTTATGTCAATCTGAATCTCATATGATTTCTCAGTGTAAAGACCTTCAATGAGATTGGTTGCGAGTTGCACCGTTGAGCCGTACTCATGCCCAGCTTCGACCTTGCTGACAAAATTGACTGTCTCTGTTTCTTGTTTCGCATCAAGCATCTCAGCCTTAACAGCTGCCTCAAGTTCTGCCTCAGAAGCAATGTTGTTGTATTTAATTACCTTTACAACTCTGTACCCTCTGCGCACCGTAGAAAGCAACGATTCCGCGTCATCGTTCACTTCTGTGTATGTGATCGGAATCTCTGATGGATTGCTGAGAACTCCAGTAATTACATTCGGCTTTTTGAACACATCAGTGTCCTTCTGGATCTCTCCGATCAGCTTGAAATCTCTCAGATCTGAATAAATGAAATCAGCTGTGGTCTTCTGCTCTTTTGCCTTCAGCACAATAAATCCATTGGCATCAGCATGAACAGGATCATAGTTGATTTCTTCTAAGAGTGTATTAATGATGGAAAGATATGTCTCTCCAACAGCAAACTCTCTGTCAATCTGTAATGTTGCGCCGTTCGCATCTGCGTTGATGTTAATCAGTCCACAGTCAGTCAGTAGCTGAGTTATCGTATCCAAATAACTTGATCCTTGTGCAAAATAAGCACGATTCTGAAGCGCAGCCTGTTTCAGCAGCATTGTTTCATCATAAGCCTCAACACTGTAGTATCTGCCTGTTTCAGCAAGGCTTTCTGTTGCTGTGGTGATTGTGAACAACCCCAGTGCGGTCTCCTGGTCATCTTCGATCAGGACAGGTCTGAGGCGGTCTGTGAACATATCAAATGACAGCTCTCCATTTCTGCCCATGTCATAGCGATCTGCATTCATTTCCATCCGCATCCCTCTCATGACTTCGGATGTTGAATCAAATCTGATCGTTATAGACCGACAGAAAAGCTTGCCGATTTGAACACCATTGCGCACAATTTCCATCCGAAAATCACGCATAGTCTATAGCCTCATCATGTTTAGTGACTTGCAATTCTGCTGTTGTTTCGTTTCCATATTGGTTTTCAACACGTCCAATCGCAGTGATCACACACCAGTCTCCATTGCCGTAAATATCAGCATAGTAAACTGTCTCACCAAGTAATTTCTCAGTATCCACATAGTCCTTGAACGCTATGCTATAGCGTTTTTCTCGCATTTTAGCAAACGTGTGTTCCGGAACTGATGCGCCGATATATTCAGCTGTGTCAAACACAGCATTTACTTGGAAACTGATTCCGACAGGAGAACCCATGCGATGATTTACTTCGTAGATCGTACCATCCTCAGTGATCACTGATGTATGCTCGATCAGAGATGTAATCGTCTGACTGCTCTGTGCTCCATCGTTACCGCTCACACCAATCACAGTGTAAGTGTGTTCACCGTTGCCGAAGCGATCAATATAACTTCCATCAGTCTGGGCAATGGTCACACCATCACGCTGGATGTAGTATGTGCTGAATGTTCCGCTTGTGGTAATAGCGATCTGTACACCATCAGGAGTTGATGACAGTGTAAATGGTGGAGCTGTCAGCGTGCTTGCCACAGTAAAATCATTGCTTGCCCAGTCGGATGTTCTGCCGTATTGGTTGACTATTCTGACCTTGACCAGATATAACCCATCAGGGTAATAGTTATCAGCTATGTATGTGCTGCTTCCGGAATAAATCATTCCGCTATCTTCAAGCACTTCACCGTTTTTTAGAATCTGCACCTGATAAGCAATCTGATCAGCAGATGACCACGTTATTACTGGTCTGCTTGTTGCACTGATGGATGTGATCGTTGGTGCTTGTGGTGGTGCTACATTGACGTATGTCAGATCACTGCTCCAATCACTCGCAACATCATCCTGATTGTAAGCTCTCACCGACCATGCAACAGTTCCAGATGTAGGAATGTTCACTGTTGCCTGTGTTGCACTGCTCGTCACTTTCCCAGTTGAAACATATGCACCATCGTCAACTTTGTACCTCAGTTCGTATGCGCTCTGCGGTGTTCCTGTGGTGATGGCATATAACCATGTAAATGCGACATTGCCATATCCAACAGTGCCATTAGGACTTACTCCTGTGACTGTTGGTGTTGCATCTACTGTGGACACATCATTAAATGTCACAGACACACTGGTGCCGTCATCCGTGACGATGGTAGCATCCATGTTGTATGTGTTTCCTGTGGTTAATGTGTTCGCTGGAATAGTTACGTTGTTGCCTGTGAAGTTGATGCTTGTCCATGTGGATGCACTGGATAATTTATATCTGAGAGTACCGCTTTCAATAGTGTACTGTTCATCAATGTAATTGATTTTATTGGATGTAAATGTGATCGCATTCGCAACATCAGGACGAATATAACCACCCTTAAAAGAAGCTGAAATGCTCGGCGTTGCTTTAGATCCATAAGTATATGATGCTGATCCAGTTAGTTTATCAGTGTTTATATAGTCCCACAAATGACCATCTGGCCAGCCTTGGTATGCATTACCATACACCTTGTAATCGAACTGTCCGCTTGCTGAACTGGAGAATGATGCTCCACTGGATAACGGAAGATTGGAAACACTACCATCATTAAATATTGAATCAACTCTGTTGCCGTTTCCATCATACTGGACAAAAGTAAGAGCAAGCTTTCCTTTTGTATAGCCTTCGATAGTGGATGAAATGGATCCTGTTGTCCGTACAGTCGCAGATACACCAGAGTGATAATAATGTTTTTTTGATGTGTCCTTGCTTATGGTTAACTCTGCCATATCACTTCATCCTCTGCACTAACTGCGCTTGCTTCTTCATATCAATCAAATCCTGCAAGTCATTGATGTGGTCAACATTGACGGTCATGTTAGTCACATTTGCTCCCCATACAGAATCATCTGTCCATCCGTTAGCAGCCGCATTCGCTTTGCCCCATGAATAGTCAGAATTACGAACATAATAAGCCTTCTCTCCTGCTGGATTGAGAATCGTCTGAACTTCTCCTCTGTTCATCCAGTTGGATGCCTGTGATGCACTGATCTGAGTCATACCAGCTGTCTGACCACCTGTGTAATTACTCCACTGATCATTTTTCTTTTTTTGGTTCAGCATATCGATCAGCAAGATTGCCGCTTCAGCCGCCGCGGCAATCGTCGCCAGAACCGGCAGGAAACCGCCCAGCGCTGTAATTGTCGCCGGGATCGATGCAGTTGATAGCAGACTCAATCCTTTTGTAACTGTGTCAACCAGCGTGATGCCCTTCGATACTGCCGTCAGGACCGGACTGATCGCCGCACCAACCAGCAGTAATGTAGTGATCATTTCCAGCGTACCGCTGTCGAGATTCGCAACGAATTGCAGCATTTTGCCGCCAACATCCAGAAGCTTTTCCATTGCCGGAATCAGGTTTTCCGCAAGCCCCGCGCCGGAAGAAAGAAAAGCCTGCTGTGCTTTCGCTTTCAATTCATCAATCGCATCGTTGAACTGATTCGCCGCATCCAGCGCATCCTGGGACAGGATCAATCCGGCGTTTTCGGCTTCTTCGCCCATCTGCCGGAGCGCTTCCCCACCGTCATCAATAATGCCGGCAAGCTCGTTCGCGCTCTTACCAAAGATGTCCATAGCGACGGTATCTCTCTCGGTTTCATTCTGAATCTGAGAAAGAGCCTCAACGGTGTCATAGAAGATCTCCGTAACATCGCGGAAAGTACCGTCCTGGTTCCGTGTCGCGACATTCAGATCCGTGAATTTCTGTTCATTGGATGACAGCTGCCTCGTCATCTTCTGAGCCGCCCCGGTGATC